GAAAAACAAGAAAAGCGCGACGCTCGCCGCGTGGGGCATGTATCTATTGATCGGCGATGACGAACCGGGGCAGAAGATTTTTCTGGCTGCGAAAGATGGCAGCCAGGTTCGGGCGAACACGTCGCGGCATTCGGTTGAAATGGTGCGGCAGTCGCCGGCGCTCAAAGCGACGTGCACAATCAACAAAGTGGAAATGCGGATCACTCACGAGCCGAGCCGCTCGATTCTGATTCCGCTGTCGAGTTCAAACGAGCGGACGCAGAAAGCGAAAGAAGGGCTGAACGGCTCGATACTGGTCGATGAAACGCACGTCGTTGACCGCGAATTTATGTCGCGCGTCAGTCGCGCCGGCATTTCTCGCAAAGAGCCGCTGCTCGCCGAATTTTCGACGACGGGCGACGACCCGGATAGTTACGGCAAAGAGCGCTTCGATCTGGGCGAGCGAATTCTCCGGGGCGATGAACCGGAACACTGGCGGACGTTTGCAGCGATCTTCGCGGCCCCGCAAAACTTGACAGACGCTGCGCTCGATACCGACCCGCTGGCGTATGGGCGTCTGGCAAATCCGGCGCTGGGGCATACCGTGGAAGCGGCCGAGTTTCTCGAAGACTATCACAAGTCAAAAAAGTCGCCGGCGAACCTGGCCGGCTTCAAAATGTATCGGCTTTGCATCTGGCAGAACGCGGCGGCGCCGTGGCTCGATATGGCGGGATGGGACAGGGGCAAGCGCGAAATTAAGCTGGACGATTTTCGCGGGGCGCGATGCTGGGCGGCGCTGGACCTGGCGAGCGTGAAAGACTTCTGCTCGCTGACGCTCGATTTCCCGAAATCGGTCGAATCTCACAATCTGTTCTGGTGGTTTTGGCTGCCGGAAGAAACGGCTATTGCTCTGACGCATTTGATTCCGATCGAAGCCTGGAAAGCCGACCCCCGCTGTAATCTGGTGCTGACGCCCGGGGCCCGCACTGATTACGGCTACATTCGTTCGCACTTCCGGGCATTGGCCGAGTCGTTCGACATTCAAGAGCTGGCGTTTGACGATTGGAATGCAGAGCAGACGACCCAAGAAATCTCGGAGGGCGTTCGCAACCGCGAGGGCGAGCAGATCGAACAGGGGACCGGTATCGAGCGCCGCGACTTCCCGCAAGACTTGAAAGCGTTCAACGAACCGTCGAAGCGATTCGAGGCGGCAGTCATCGACGGGAACATCCTGCACGATGGGAACCCGCTCGCGCGATGGATGGCAGCGAATGCGACGATCAAACCTGACGTGAACGCCAATTACAAGCCGCTCAAACCCAAGCATGGCAGCGTCAAGAAAATCGACGGAGTGATCACGGCAGTTATGGCATTCTGGCGGGCGACGCTCGGCAACGACGGCGGCAGCATCTATGACGAACCGGGGTCGATGAAATGGTGAACGTATTCAAGCCGCTCACTGCGCCGGCCCGCTACGTCGGGCGCTGGGCGAAGCAGCTCGCGCAGCGCTTCACCGGATACCCGATCAGCAGCGACTTTCCGTATGGCGTGTTCGGTCAAGGCCAGATGACAGCCGCCGGCAAGCCGATTTCGCAAGATACTGCGATGACGATCTCTGCCGTGTATGCGGCCGTCGAGATTCGCAGCTCGATTAAAGCGTGCCTGCCGCTGGGCGTATATCGCAAGCTCGGCGATCAGCGCGAGCCGGCCGACATGCACCCCGCAACGCGCGTGCTGTCGATCGAACCGAACCCGGAAATGACGCCGCAGAATTTCTGGCAGACGCTCGAAATGCACAAGCTGCTTTGGGGCAACGCCTACGCCGAAATCGAGTGGACGCTCGGCGGAAATGTTCGCGCGCTGTGGCCGATCGAGCCGTGGCGCGTGTGGCCGGAACGTCTCGACGGTGAGCTGTATTTCGTCGTCGATGGCACGCGACGCATTCAAGACAAAGACATTTTGCGATCGCCACACTTGAGTTATGACGGCGTCTGCGGCCGCAGCGTGATCACTTGGGCGCGCGAGTCGCTGGGGCTGACTGTCGCCGCTCAAGATTATGGGGCGACTTTTTTCGGCAGCGGCGGCGTCCCTAGCGGCGTCTTGGAACATCCCGGCTCGCCGAAGCCGGAAACGCGCAAACAGATGCGCAAAGAATGGCAAGAAGTGCACGCGCCCACGTCGGGCGGAAAGAACAACGAGACGGCCGTTTTGTGGGAGGGGATGAAATACAATCGCATCAGCTTGCCGCCGGGCGACGCTCAATTTCTCGATACGCGACGCTTTCAGGTGACCGAGATCGCGCGATGGTTCAACGTGCCGCCCCACATGCTGCGCGATCTGGAGCGGGCGACGTTTTCCAACATCGAACATCAACAAATCGAGTTTGTCCTGTACTCGCTGCTGCCGGGGCTGATCGGTTTGGAGCAGGAAATTGACCGCAAGCTGCTGACGCCGCCGCGACTGTATAGCAAGTATTCAGTGCGCGGGCTGCTGCGGGGCGATCTCAAAGCGCAAGCTGAATTCTTTACCAAGATGTTCGGCGTCGGCGTGTATTCAGTGAACGAAATCAAACAGTATTTGGATGAAAACGGAATCGGCGAAGACGGCGACGTACACTTTGTTCCGCTCAATATGCAGGACATTCGCATTGCCGCCGACTTGGAAGCGAACCAAGCGAAGATCGCTGACGGCACTTCGCCGCCTGAACCGCCCGCCGAGACGCCCGCTGAACCCCCCGCAGACTCTACCGAGTCCGAGATCGACCCGAACGCACCCGGCGAGACGCCAGCCCCCGGCCCCGGCCTGGCCGCGAACGGCCGCGCTGCGCCGGCGATCGCCGTCAGTCGGGTCGCGGTCAGCATCAAAAGCGATCGCGGCGCGGCGCCTGATCTGGCGATCAGCGTCAGCCAAGAATTTATGAGCGATACACTGGCGCGGTTGCTGCGGAAAGAGGCCAAAGATGCCGAGCGAGCTGCCAGCGACCCGCGAAAATTTCTGGCATGGATGGATAAATTCTATGAGCATCATGCAACGGTCTGCTCTGAGGCGCTGGCGACGCCGCTCAAATGGATTTGCTGCGCGTCTGGCGAGCTGCTCGACACCAGCGCCCCCGAGCTCGTGTCGGCGTTCGTGGCGCAGCATATCAGCGAATCGCGTTCTCAATTGCTGGCTGCCGCCGAATGTCAGCCCGCCGAGCTGCCCGCCAAAGTCGCCGCGTGCGTCGCGACGTGGGAGCAGACGCGCACCAAAGTTGATTTTCACTCCGTTCTGAAGGGGATTGCATTATGACCGCTTCCCGATTGCTCAAAGACCCGCAATGGCTGAAAGCGTTCGCAGACGGCCGACCGATTGGCGTTGATCGCAAAGCCAATGTCTTGCGGGGCTATATCGTCGCCAAGGCCGGCCCGTTCAAAACGGCGGGGCGAGGCGAGTTTACCGGCGAGTCGCTCGACTCGATCGTCTCGCTGATGCGCGCAGCGCGCGGCGGGCTGAAATCACGTTTTGCGCACCCGACTCTAAGCGGCGACGGGCTGGGGAAATTTCTGGGGCGATCCCGCGACCCGTTCCGCGACGGGGACCTCGTGAGAGCTGATTTGCATTTCGACCCGAGCGCGCTGGAAATGCCGCCCGAAGGCGGCAGCACGCCGCTGGGCATGTACGTAATGAACGTAGCAGAAACGGACCCGGCAGCGATCAGCAGCAGCCTGGTATTGAACACGAACAAAATTTACCGGCTGGACGAAAAGGGGCGAGCAGCTCGCGATGCGAGCGGGGAAGAATTGCCGCCAATCTGGCAGCCGACACAATTGCACGCTTCCGATATTGTTGACACAGGGGAAGCCGTTGACGACGTAATGAGCGCCCAACTTTCGAGCATGGGCCTGCCAGACGCAATCGTCAGACAAGCCGCCGAGCTGCTCGATTCGCAATTTGAGGGGGCGGGGCCGGAAGTGATCCGCTCGCGATCGCTGGCCTGGCTCGAATCGTATCTGACCTGGCGATTCGGCGACGCGGCGTCGCCGTCTGGGGAAATCGAGCGTCGCCGGCGACGGCTGCGCTTGAAGCAGCTCGCAGCCGAATCGGAGTGATCGCGTGGCAGCTCGCGAGCAGAAACGCAGCAGCAGAAAGCCAGCCCCCGCCGCGAAGCGCAACGGGGCCCGCCCCAACGGGCACGCGCTTCGCGAAGCCGCTGCCGCTGTTCGCAAGAAACGCGCGGCCGCGAAGATCAGAGATCGGATTGTCGAGTTTCGCCGCGTCCCGGCGAGCGAGCTGGAAGCAAACCCGCTCAACTGGCGAACGCATAGCGCGAAGCAGCAAGACGCTTTGAAAGCCGTACTGACTGAAATCGGGTACGCCGGCGCAGCTCTGGCCTATAAAGTGCGGGGCGGCAAGCTGCGCCTGATCGACGGGCACCTGCGAACCGAGACGGACCCCCACGGCAAAATCCCGACGCTGATTCTGGACGTCGACGAATCGGAAGCAAAAAAGCTGCTCGCGACTTTCGACCCGCTGGGCGCGATGGCTGCCGCCGACCCGAGCAAACTCGACCCACTGCTCAAAGAGATCGCGACCGACAGCGATGCGCTTGACGAAATGCTCGCAGAGCTGGCAGCAGCCAGCGGGCTGTAT